GAATGGGTGCAGCGCCTCAAGTGCGACTGTATCGAAGCCGTGATGATCGGCAGCTTGGAGAGCTACAACACTCTCTACGCTGGCAACAAATCCAGTGTCAACGCCCTCACCTCGACTGATGTTGTCACTAAGTCCACGATCTCCCAAGCGAAGATCATGGCGAACGGCATCAAAATGCAGGAAATCGAGATTGCCCGTGGCCCTAACGGCCAGCGCATCCTCAAGTACTTCTTCCAAGGCAACGACTACCTGTTTCAGGGCCTCCGCGAAAACTCGACTTGGGAAAGCCTGCTTGCCACCGCTGGCACACGCGGCCCTACCAACTACCTGTTCGCAGGCAGCCTGCCGGAATATGATGGCGTCATGCTCAACAACTGGGCAGTTTCCAACACCGCCGCTGATGCCGCCCAGGGTGCGTTCTGTGCTCCCCGCGCTTACCTCGGCGTGGCGATTGTCGCCAAAGGCACTACTACTACTCTCACGGCCCTCAGCGGCGGCGGTTTCAATGGTAGCTCGGTGCTCACCACCAACGCCGTCGCCAAGACTGCAAACGACTACTTCCGCTACTTCCCCGGTGCTCCGTTCACCGCGTTTGAGCAGACGTTCATCGCCTCCAACACTGACAATAAATACCTAATGGTCATCAACGGTTCGGGTGCAGACGCTGGCAAGTTCAGCTTCTTCAAGTACACGACCACCGACGGTTTGACCATCTCCGACACTGGCCTTACCCGCCTTGGCTCCACGGCCTCGGGAGACTACGAAACCACCCTCACCGGCTCCACCATCACTTGGGGCACCGCTCCTTGGACCTCTGCCTACCTCACAGAAGGCATCATTCCAATCGGCTCTCTGATGATTCCTTGCAATAGCAAGGGCCAGCCATACGTCTGCGGCTACTTCCTCGGCAACAACGCCGTGTACTGCGGCTACGGCACCGTCAACGGCAAGGCCAGCACGGCCATGGGCCAGCGTGTCACCCAGGAGAACGACTACACCAACCGCTTCGGTATCGGTGTCCAGATGGTCTGGGGTGCCACCGCCTACAAGAACGCCGCGCTCATCAAAAACGGCTACATCGTCGTTTACGGTGCTTGGAACGCCCCCGGTATGCCGGAGGTGAGCTAACGGTCACGCCTTGGGGCCGCCTAGCCCACTCGCCGGGCGGCCTTTTTGGCAAACTCAACGCAACCCTCTAGCTACCTACTTCAATGCTCCAGATTACCCCTATTCCAACGAATCCGGCGGACCTGCCAGCCCTTCTTGGGGCCAGCCTGTCCACCAATCACCGCGTCTTTGTTTACGACTCGTCCAAGCCATCCGGCGATCCTCGGATCTGCGCCGACATGACCCTGGCCCAGTTTTTTAGTGGCGTGAATGCCCTCGTCAACGCAGGCACGATCAGCGGCCCGCGTTCCGATGTGGTGGAAGCCGTCACGGCAACCGCAGGCGGTGTCGCCATTGCGGCAGCCTCCAGCCACGTCACTGTCACCAGCGCAGGTGCCAACGACATTGTTATCTTGCCAGCCCCCGTGGTAGGCAAGCAACTTGTAATCAACGTCGCTGCAACCGGCTTTGAGCTTCGCAGCTCAGACCCGGCTACCATCGCCATCAACGGCGGCACAGGCGCTAGCGCGGAGTCCGCCATTGCCGCCAACTCCACATGCTACCTCACATGCGTCTCCGCGACTGCATGGAAAGGCTGGTTCATGGACGCCGACGGCGACCTTGCCAAGATCGAAGCCGCCGCCTAAGCCGCCCGGCCAAACAATCAGCCAGCCCGGCCTTGCCTTTTCGGCGGGCCGGGCTTATTGTTGGCCTACGACATCCGATGCCAATCCTAGCCCCCATCACCCGCCCAGCCACGGCCAAGCAAGCCGCCATCCTGGCCTTCTGCCGGGCCAGCCACGCCGAGACAGGCCGCCTGCCAAGCAGCCGGGCCATCCAGGCCAAGTTCGGCCATGCCAGCCAGACGGCGGCTATGATGCACCTCTGGGCGCTCGTTCGCCGGGGGCTGCTTGGGTATGATGGCAATGCACTTCTTAAAAACCGATTCACTCTCAAACCATGATTACTCATCTCCAAATTTGCTATCCGCAACACCCCGGCCAAGCCTTCCCCATCGCCGCCAGCAACGGCCAGACCTTGCCCACCCGAGCCCGCTCAGACGTGAGGCCCAAGAAAGGCTACCCAGTTCGCATCTTAACCCGCGCCGAGTGGGACGACCAGAACAAGGTGGCCGGGCCATACTTGGCCGCTTACCAGCCCATGCGCCCAGTGCCAGACGTGGACTTCGAGGCCGAGGACGGCAGCCTACACGCCACAGCAGAAGCCTGCCTAGCCCATGAGCTACAGGCACGATTTGGAGTGGGCACACTGGCGGAGGTAGAGGCCCAGATGAAGGCCATAGCCGAGGCCGCCAAGCTCACGGTGGGCGATGTCGAAGCCGCGCTCTACGATAAAAATGGCAACCCGCCATTCTCCGGCGTGCCTGAAAGCCAGCCAGCCAAGCGCCCAGGCGGGGCCGTGTGTGATCCACGCTACAACGACGGCGTTCCCCAAGAAGACTGCGCCCTCCTCCTAGCCTCTGCCGTTAGCCAGCGCGGCCTCAAAATCGCCGAGGCAGCCAAGGCCACCGGCCTGACACCCGCCCAGGTGCGCGCCACGGCCAAGAGCCTGCCGGGCCAGTTTGTGGAGAAAAACGGCAGAGTGTTCCTTGTCAGCTAACTGCCATTAACCATGTCCACCCACCGCCCACGCCTCACCGCCGGAGCCTATGCCGCCAGCCTCCGCGACATCGCCCCCAGCATCACGCCCGCCCTCAAGGCCGCCCTAGCCTCCGGCCCCCTCAGCCTTGCCGCCCTCGCCGCCAAGGCCGGGCACAGCTTCCCCGTCACGGCCTCGGCGGTCAGGAGCCAGCCAAAGCAGTTCAGGGAGGCTGGTTTACGCGCTCTAACACCATGAAAAACGAACAAGAAGCACTAGCCTGGATTAACAGTAATCCCGCCACACTTAGCCTGCTCTACGACCTCAATAGGATGCCAGAGCAATTACAAAAAGGCTCACGCGAGTGGATTGAAATGCTACTTATTGCCGCCCACATGAAGGCAGTTTATGACGAGGGCAGGCAGGCCGCCGCCCAGGCCACGGCAGACGGCTGAAAAGGGCTTGCCCACGGCTGGCGGGCAGGGTCAGATGTGCCGCCAGATTTTGCGGTGGACTATAAGACTAATCAAAGAGCGTGACATTCCAAATTGTGCGGCCAGTTGCTTTTGCGAAATGTTGCCCGCCGAGTATGCACCTCGTATATCCAATACTAGGTTAGCACTAAATTTAGCGCGACCATGTAACTCACCACGTCGAACGCATTCAGGTTTTGTCCGAAAATGATGGTTGTCTCCGCGTGGCCTGCTTTCTGGCTTTATGCTGCTACCATTGCGCTTTTTAGCGAACATATCGCGTATGTTGTCAGCGTTAGTGCCAAGGAAGAAATGCGCAGGATTTGTGCAATTACGACGATCACATCTATGGCATACACAAATCCCGTGGTGGCTGCCATCATGCGGTATAGGGCCATTAGCCAGCGTCCATGCGATACGGTGGGCAAGAAAATTCTTGCGACCTACACGCATACGGCCATAACCGTTTTTTATTGTGTCGGATGTCCAGACCCAGCACGGGCTTTCCATGTGCGGCATCGTTGGGCCGTCTTTGTTCACTTTCGCCCAAAAACTCGCCTCTTGAGATGGAGTGAGCTTGATTTCGCTGCGTGCTGGTAGCACGGTGGTCGTAGCTTCGTTCATGGTATGATGAATTGGAGTTAGCGCCGTGCGGAGTTTCGACCTCTAATCGGCGCGACATTCTATCCAACGCTACAATCTGTGCAAGCGAATTGCTCTTGCCGTACAGGGGCGAGCGAGTAACATGGGACAATGGCGATTGTACAAACCATCAGGGACGAGCTTTTAGGGATGTGTGGTCTCGAAGAGACCTCGCATGGACCTCCAAACTTGGAGGCGCGCATCATCGGCGACATCAACAGAGGTCTCGAAGCAGTAGGGGAGTCAAACCCCGCTGTTTACTATCAGGTACGGCCAGATCAGGCAGAGGTCGTCAGACCGCCCGTCACGGTAAGCGTCACCGTTACCCAATACTCTAAGGCCATCACATTCAACTCTGGCTACGTTTCCACCTGGATGCCGGGAAACTCAATCCTCATCACTGGCGACAGCACGCTTAACCGTATTGAGGACGAGTCCACGCCATCCGCGCCCTTACTTTCCGAGCCATTCATGGGAGCAAGCGGAACCTATTCGGCGACGGTGTATAATGATTGGATTATGATGCCTACAAACGTGCGAACGGTCATGGACCCCGTGAGCCTCGACAAGCAAACCATTTTGCTACCCGCCCAAGGAGCCT